AAAATGTACTCATGCACATCCATTATTTATTTTTGATAATGAAACCTCTACTTATCAATTTGTAAGAGCAGAAGATATCACTATTGGTGACAAATTGATTAAATATAATAAGACAACTTTTGAAATGGAAGAAATCGAAGTTGTTAATATTGAAACTAAAAACGAAACATTAGAAATTGCAACAATTACAGTAGATGTAGCACACACATATTTATCTAATGGATTTGTATCACATAATAAAGGTAGTAATACAGTTGGAGCAATACCATCCGCAAACTTAGTTTGTTATTTAGATGCAGAAAAAACACAATCATACGCTGCCGCAAACTCATTAGTTTGGCATGATTTAACAGGTAGAGCTACCGGATTTAATGTTAAACCAGCTCTTAGTGGTGGTGGTTCGGCATTTCCAACATTTACAAATACCACACCTAAACACTTAACATTTTTTGGAAATGGTAACACTGCATGGAAAGATAATACAATCTACCCTGGAACAGGAGTAGGCCTAACGAATTTTAGTTTAACCGCTAATGGAGGAGTGACGGTAGTTTGGTGGCAATTTGGAAACGCATCACTTTTTGCAGGTATTATGAACATAGAGGATAATGTAAGTAAAGCTTTTAGAGTATCGTGGAACCCCAATGGTGCAAGTAATGGTTCACTTAGAATTAAGCTTCCTAGTGGCCCAACTAGATACACAACTAGTAACATATTTTCTAATATTAGTACTAGTTGGAATATGTATGCATTTTCTGTAATTGGACAAACCGGATATGTTTATAGAGATGGTTCATTGGTGGACACCGTAGCGGGGAATTTAAGTGATTTTGAAGCATTGACTGCAGCAAGAGCCTCGTTTGGTGGAGCTGCATCATCGGATTCACCAGGAATAAGACTTGCAGCATTATTATATTATACGAGAGGTTTGAGTGGAACAGAAATTTCAAATATCTACAATAATATGAGAAGTAGGTTTGGTAAATAGTTAATGTTTTGAATTAAAATATTATATTTATATTGAGAATTACTAAATTTAAATTAAAACATATAAAATGGCAGAAAAGATAGTATCACCGGGTGTTTTCACTAGAGAAAACGACCTTTCATTTTTACAACAAGGTGTTGCTGAGATAGGTGCGGCATTCATTGGCCCTTTCAAAGAAGGACCAGTAGTTCCAACAATTGTAAATTCACAAGCTGAGTTTAATGAATTATTTGGAGCAGCTGATGGAACATATTACACACCATTAGCAGTACAAAATTATTTAAGAGAAGCAGGAACTGCAACTATTTGTAGAGTAGCGGGTGTTGGTGGATATACTGCACAAAGACCTTTAATATTATTGGGAACATCTGGGTCAGTAACATCATCAATTGGATTTTTATTTTCAACATCAGAAAATTTAAGTGGATTAAGTACAGCATCTGCAGTTACAGGTGGAATTTCAAGTAATGTGTGGTCATTTGACCCATCTAGTCCAGATTATATCGAATCTGAATTTGGTACAAACCCATTGAATCCAAAAGTAGCATACATCTATGGATACTTTAAAAATGCATATTCTTCATCTGCAGAAGAGTGGTCAACTTTGGCACAATCTGCAGTAGTATTATCTTCACAAGTATTTTCTGGAGATGCACAAGAGGCATTGACACCAATGATTCAATCTCAATTAATCGGTGGTGATAGATTTGATTTATTCCAATTTGAAACATTGGGTGTGGGTAATTCTACAAATACTAAAGTTAAAATTGGTATTACAAATATTAAAGCAGCAGGTACTATAAATGGAACGGATTATGGTACATTTACGGTTGTTGTTAGAGATTTTAATGACACAAACAAAAAGAAAATTGTATTAGAAACATTTGCAAATGTAACTTTAGACCCTAATTCTCCAAACTTTATTAGTAGAGTAATTGGTGATAGAAAATTATTAATAGATGAATTTGGTAAAATTACTGAAATTGGTGATTGGGTAAACAATTCTAAATATGTTAGAATTAATTCGGAAACATTTAACTATACGGCACCTGTACAGGCAGTACCTTTTGGACATCATCCATATACATTACCTGTAAATGCAGGAGTATATAATAACTCAATACCAGTAGTAACTTTCGTAAGTTCTTCTACAACTGTATATGGTGGTATTGATTTAGATTTTAACAATGATAACAAAGTATATTTAAAACCAATTCCAAATGGTGCAGTACATGGTTTAAACACCGAATTTGGATTGGATGTAGAAAATGGTGGTGAATACTCAGTTGGAGACGCTGGAACACAATTCGTTGTAGCATTTCAAAGTGGATTTGATGGTATGAGTCCATTAACACCGATTAATTTAGGTTCTGATATTTCACAAACTAACACACAAGGTTTTAACTTATCTTCTTCTACTACAAGTGGTTCTGTTGCATATATGAAAGCAATTAACGCTTTATCTAACGCAGATGAATTTGATATTAATATGGTTGTAGCACCTGGTGTTACAAAAAATGACCATTTGTATATACATACAGCAATTGTTGATATGGTAGAACAAAGAGCAGATGCATTTTTCATTACTGAAATGGGTGATTCTGATTTAAGTTTAGAAACAACAATTACTAAAGCTGGTGAATTAGACACAAACTACGCAGCAACTTATTATCCTTGGATTAAAACAATTGATATTAATACAAACAAATTAATCACAGTTCCACCATCGGTATTACTTCCAGGTGTATTCGCAGCAAACGATAGAGTAGCGGCAGAATGGTTCGCACCAGCAGGTTTGAATAGAGGTGGTTTAGTAGGAGCAGTTAGTGTATTAAATAGATTAACTCAATCCGAAAAAGATGAATTATACGAAGGTAAAGTAAACCCAATCGTACAATTCCCAGGACAAGGTATTGTAGTATTCGGACAAAAAACATTACAAGATAAACCATCGGCATTAGATAGAATCAACGTAAGAAGATTATTATTGAGTGTTAGAAAGTATATCGCATCTACTTCAAGATTCTTGGTATTTGAACAAAATACTTCTGAAACAAGAAATAGATTCTTAAATATTGTTAACCCTTATTTAGAATCAATCCAACAAAGACAAGGTTTGTACGCATTCCGTGTTGTAATGGATGATACTAATAACACACCAGATGTAGTTGATAGAAACATTATGAAAGGAGCTATCTACTTACAACCAACTAAGACAGCTGAATTCATTCAAATTGATTTCAACATCTTACCAACTGGAGCAGCATTTAACGGATAATTTAGAAAATAGATATTTATATAAAAGAATTAAAAAATAAAGTAAAATGCCAGAAATATTAGAGTTTGATAAAATGTTCTATAAGAATTTTGAACCAAAATTGGGTAATAGATTCATTATGGAAATAAATGGTATAGAATCGTATATCATCAAAACGGCGAATAGACCTACATTCACATCGGAAGTTGTTGAATTAGACCATATCAATGTAAAAAGAAAGATTAAAGGAAAGTCTACGTGGGATGATGTTACTATCACTCTTTATGACCCAATTGTACCATCAGGTGCACAACAAGTTATGGAGTGGGTTAGACAATCACATGAATCATTAACCGGTAGAGATGGATATTCTGCTTTCTATAAGAAAGATGTTACGTTCTATCTATTAGGACCAGTAGGTGATAAAGTTGAACAATGGACTTTGAAAGGTGCATTTATCAGTTCGGCAAACTTTGGTGAATTGGATTGGGCTTCAAATGACCCGTTATCAATTGAATTAACATTAGCATACGATTACGCTATTTTAGAGTACTAATCTAAATAAAATTATAAAAGAAAGGGATACCCACAAAGTATCCCTTTTTTTATTTTTTTGAAAACATAATATATATAATAAACACAAAAGTTATATTATGGAACAACAAAATGTAGAACAACAAGTTACTAGAGGATTAAGTGGATTTCAACAACAAGGACAAAAGTCATATCCATTTCCAACCGAAGTAATATCTTTACCATCAAAAGGATTATGTTATCCTGAAACATCTCCATTGTCAAAAGGAGAGATTACAATCAAATTAATGACTGCTAGAGAAGAGGATATTTTAACTTCTACAAATTTATTAAGAAAAGGAATTGTATTGGATAAGTTATTAGAATCAATTATAGTAGAATCAAATGTAAATGTTGGTGATTTATTAATTGGTGACAAAAATGCAATATTAATTTCTAGTAGAATATTAGCATATGGACCAGAATATAATGTAACTATAAATGACCCAAATGAAAATGAATCGGTTGATGTTAAGGTTGATATGTCTAAATTGAAAATAAAAGAAATAGATGAATCACTATTGAGTAGAACAAACGAATACCAATATGTGTTACCAAAAACCGGAGTATCTGTTAAATTTAAATTATTAACTCATTTTGATGAACTTGCAATACAAAAGGATATTGAGGCTAGTGAAAAGGCCTTAAAACAATCCAATGAAATTACTACAAGATTAAGAAGAGTTTTAATCGAAGTTGACGGAAATAGAGATTTAGGATATATTAGTAATTTTGTTATAAATCAATTACAGGCAGCAGACTCTCGTTCTTTGAGAAAATATATTCAAACATTAACACCGGATATTGATTTATCATTTGATTATACCTCACCATTTACGGGAGAGACGGAGGCTCTTAAAGTCCCAATAGGACTTGACTTTTTTTACCCTGCCGACTAATTATTCAACGGTATTACACCAACAAATATTTAATCTAATTTATAATTCCAATGGTGGTTTTACTTGGAATGATGTATATTATATGCCTATTAAACTTAGAGAGTTTTATTGGAGAGAATTGTTAAAAGCAAAAGATGCAGAAGCTGGTGTTTATGAAAAAGCAATGAACAAAAATACAACCTCAAAGACATCAAGAAGAAGATAAAAAAGTATATCTAATATTTATTATAGAATAACTTTATTTAATGGCTAAAAGTACAAAAAAATACAAACCAGTAACTACCGATAGTAGTGATAATTCTATGGAAAGAAGTATAACTTATTTCAATAAAAATGTCACCAACTTTACCGATTCAACAAATGACCTTATAAGAAGTATAAATACATTTACTAAATCGGTAGATTCTTTTAAAAGTAGTGTAGAAGAACATAAAAAGGTTTCTAACAAAAAAGAAAAAGAAGATAAATCAAATTCATCCGGAGGAAAAAAGAAAAAAGAATTTACAGAAAATAAAGCTTGGGCAAATAGAACACAAAAAGGATTAGACAAATTCCAAGCTCAAGCAAGTAAGTTAGGATTAAGTAGACTACAACAATTCACAACGGATGTATTTGGAAAGAATGCAACCAAAAGAATGACCAGAGGTATGGCTAAATTTGCCGGTTCTATTGGTCAAAAAGGTGGTGCCGGTGGATTGGGTAAAGCGGGTATTGGTAGAGCTATGAGTGGTTTGGGTAGTATGGCAGGTGGTATGCTTCGTATGGCAGGTCCTGTTGGTGCTGTTGCGGGAGTTGCAAAAATGGCATTTGATTTTTGGGATAGTGGTGGACTTGCAAAATTGCAAACTTCCATGAAAATGCTTGGTGGAAATAAAATGCAGGGTTTGGGTGATTTGAAAGATGTAGAAGCTTCATTGGAAGGAACCGAACAAATGCGTAAACTAAACGCGGATTACAATTATAAGGTACCTGTACAACTTAGACAACAAGCTGAGGATGATATGTTCAATTATAGAAAAGGAATTGAACAAGACCAATTAGGATATGACCAGAGTTTGGTTAAGGATAAGTTAGACCATGAACTGGGATTGAGAAAAGATGCATTACAATTCCAATTCTCACAGGCTATGGAAACATTGGATGCAGAGATAGATAAAAGAAAGGCAATAGCGGCATCCGGAATGTCTTTTATTAGTAAATACTCATCGATTTCAGAAAGAGCATTAAGAGCAATTGGTTCTTCAACCAAAGCTATAGTAGAAGGTATTGGTAAATTTCAATCTATATTTGGTGGAAGTGTAAAAGAAAGTTTTAAATTAAATGAAAATGCAGCTGGATTGGCATATCATTTTGGTGGAAGTGCAGATGATGTAATGAATATGACAAACCTATTTCGTTTGATGGGTAAAACCTCTGCAGAAATGGCACAAAATTTAATCAATGGTATAACTAAATTTTCTGAAGATAATTTATTAGCACCTCAAGTTATATTCAATCAAATCAAAGATGCAGGAGAAGATATATACAAATTTAGTAGTGGAACTGCCGAAAACTTTGCAAGACAGGCCGGACTACTTACTAAAATGAGTGTATCTATGTCTCAAATGATGAAGGCATCGGATTCAATGGTTTTAAATTACAAAGATAGTATTAAAGCAGAAATGAGTCTATCGGCTATGCTCGGAAAGAATGTAAACTTATCCGAAGTAAGAGCTAAGTTAATGTCTGGAGACCAAGCGGGAGCAGCATCCGCACTTAAGACCGCTTTGGGTGGAGTAGACATAAATGCAATGAACGCCTTCCAAAAACAAGCACTTACTCAGGCTACCGGAATGGATGTATCGGCATTGATGGGATTACAACAAGGTAAAGGTGGTGGATTGACGGCTGACTTAACTGCTGAAAAAAATAAAGGTAAAGCATTTGCAGAAGGTGCATTGCAAGCTGATATAAATGGTGCAGCTGCAAAATTAGCATTAGAACAAAAACAAAGAGAAAAATTATTAGCGTTTGAACAAAGGCAACGTTTAATTATGTTGCAATTAGAACAAGCTCAAAGACTTGATGGTATTGCCTTAGAACAAAAGTATAGAGCATTGGCAGCAGAAAAAGATTACAACTTTGCAAAACAAACTATGGCAGCAGAAGTGCAGGCAGACGCCGCATCAAGTTTTCTTACAAATGCAATGACAGGTAATGCATCTGCCTTAAATATTGCTGGTTTAAAGGACGCCGCGATGCAACAACCAATTCTTGATAAAATTGCAGGAGTAGACAATGATGTAAGTAATTTAATAAAGGCAGGCCAAATTAAAGGGACGGATATGAAATTGGTTGAATATCTTACAAAAAAAGATGATATTCTTGCCAATGTCCAAAACAAAACTCCTGAACAAATTCAAGCAGCTATAACAGCGGCATACGATAAAGTTTTTGCGGTTGAAAAGTCAAATTTAGAAAAAGCAGCAATCGCAGAGGAAAAAAGACAAGAAAGAATAGCAAATATTGCGAAGGCAAATGCCGAGTTAATGAACTCAGGTGCATCTGATAGAGCTCAAAATTATCAAAAGTATAAAGATAAATACAAAGTTACTGAGGCTGAAGAAAAAGAAGCACAAGGCCTAGTTAAAAAGGGTGACCGCGGATATCAAGTAACGCAACCTGTCAAACCTACCATCACAACAAAACCTACTGTACAAACTAATGTTAATAAACCCGCTGCTAAAGATAAACCAGTTGTAAAACCTGAAGTAGCTAGTAAACCAGTTGTAGACACACTTAAAACTACCGGTGAGAAACAACTAACAACTGTAACAAAGGGAATAGACATACAAAACAAAGAGTTAAGTGAAGCCCAATATAGTATAAAATTACAAAAAGAAATGGTTGCAATGTTGGGATTATCTGCAACTGCGTTAGCACTAATAGTAGAAAATACAAAGGGAGAAACCGGAAATGTTACATTGAATGGAAGATATTTAACTCAAAGTTTATTAAACTCAGCCCGTAGACAATATGGTGTAGCAAGAACTGCATAATATTTAGAATAAAGATATTTATAGTAAATACTACTATTTATAAATGGCAACAATACAAGATTTATTTAAATCACAACAAAAAGAACTTTACGGAAAGACTGAAAATATCAGAATTGAAAGTAGAGGTTTGATTAATCCACAAAGAGGAGCTGCATTACTTGCATCATCTCCGGATGCCATTGCAGATTTAATTGGAGGACAAATTGGTGGTGCAATAGGTGGAAGTGCAAATAGACCATCAGATACTATATTTAGAGGAAAGGGTGTTTTTAATAAACCAATATCACTAGGAAGAACACAACAGGGATTAAGAAATGCAATAGAACCAGGAAAGGATTATTTTGTAAAACAATCACCATCACCTGCATCAATTTTAGCAACTTTAAATCAAGGTGCATCAAATTTACAAGGTGTTGCAACCAATCTTGCAATTAATGCTGTTACAAAAGGTGGGTTGAAAAATTTGGCAAATTCATTAAAAAAACCAAAACCACAATTATATAGTAATAAGAATAAATTTTCAAAAACCATAGATATAAATAAACAGTGGGATACTGATTTGGTTCAAAATATTGATAAAATTGAAGCTGATAAGTTAAGTGAGTTTATACAAAATTATACAGGTAAAAATCAAGTATTGGTTTTGTTTAAAAAGTATGGTACATCAACTACAATACCATTTGAAGGAACTATTAATGGATTGAGTGAAGATGTTCAACCAGAATGGACTAATTTTAGATATTTGGGTTCACCATTTAAAGTAAATAGATATCAGGGTGTTGAAAGAAGTTTAAAATTTAATTTAAAATTGTATTATCAAACCAATGGCCAAAAACAAAATATGGTTAAAAAGATAAACTATTTAAAATCATTGGCATTTCCATATGAACAAATTTCTGAAATGACATATGGTGGTGAAAAACAAATATCACAATATGCTTTTTCACCAAATTTAGTTTATTTATCAATTGGTGATATGTATAAAAATGTATTTGGATTTATTGAAAATTTATCGTTTTCAATAGAAGATAATGTTACATGGCCATCCAATTTTGATGACCCAACCGATACCTTTATGTATCCATCTGTGGTTAATGTTTCTATCGGTATGAAAATAATAGAAAATCACAAAACAGAAACACAAAATGATATTACGAGATATAAATATGATTTTGATGGTAGAGGAATTGACAATGTTGTATCAGAAACAGTAGGAACATAAATAAAATTAAATGGCAAATAGATA